AACACTCCCCATAATTTTTTAAAAGTTTTATATTTATTAAAAAGAATAATTTTAATCTGGAGATATAAATGGCTGAATTAGTTAGTGCAAATGAGATTTTTTTCACACCATTTGAACCTAAATTACAGAATCGCTTTATTATGTATATCGAGGGCGTTCCTGCTTATTTGGTAAAAGGTGCGGGAAGACCAAACATCAGTTTTAACCCAATTACACTTGATCATATAAATGTCAAGCGTAAAGTTAAAGGAAAGGGTGAATGGCAAGATATTACAATTAAATTATATGATCCAATCGTACCATCTGCTGCTCAGGCAACAATGGAATGGGTACGTTTGTCACACGAATCTGTAACAGGTCGTGATGGTTATTCTGACTTCTATAAGAAGGATATATCATTACACATTCTTGGTCCAGTTGGTGATAAAGTTGAAGAATGGACATTGAAAGGAGCATTCATCACCGGAACAACTTTTGGTGATATGGATTGGGCAAATGATGCGTTTGTTGAAATTTCTTTGACACTCGCTTATGATTATGCTATTCTACAATACTAATATTATTGGTATTCTAATAGTAAAATTGAAATAAAAGTATGGGCATACTATTTTAGGTATGCCCATATTTATGTTTGTATATTAAAATGTTTTATTTAAAATAATGTTATAGGATTAGTTATGACAAAAATTCCAACCGGTTATGAACAACCTTTAGATCAACAAATGTCAGACGATGAAATAAAAGACAGATTGATGTCTGAATACAAAACTACCGAAGTAAAAAAGACAAATTTCCCAACGGAAACAGTACCATTGCCTTCAAAAGGATATATTTATCCTCCAGATAATACACTCGCCTCTGGTGTAGTAGAAATGAAATACATGACTGCTAAAGAAGAAGATATTTTAACTTCACAGAATCTTATTAAGCAAGGTGTGGTATTAGACAGATTGTTTGAGTCTTTGATTGTTAGCCCTATTAACTACAACGATTTATATGTAGGTGATAAAAATGCAATCATGGTTGCGGCTCGTGTATTAGGATATGGCAAAGATTATGTAATCGAAGTGGATGATCCATTTTCTCCAGGAACAAAACAAAAAATAACAATAGACTTAACTCAAATCGAGCACAAGGAGGTCGATTATAGCTTATTTGAGGCTGGAAAAAATGAGTTTGATTTTGAATTGCCTATATCTAAAAGAGTTGTTACATTTAAATTGATGACACATGGAATGGAAAAACAAGTTCAAGCTGAAATTAAATCGATGAACAAAACACTTGTTAAAACAGGAATTGATAGAGAATTAACAACAAGACTCAAACATATTATTACCGCAGTTGATGGTGAAACTGGTAGAGCAACTGTAAACAATTTTGTTGATAATGAACTTTTTGCTTCAGATTCTAGAGCATTAAGGCAATATATTAAATCAATATCACCAGACCTTGATTTAACATATACTTTTATTTCAGATGCAACAGGTCAGGTGAAGGAGATGGATATACCGATTGGGGTATCATTTTTTTGGCCTGGGAACTAATTATCGTGTAGGTTTACACGAAGAAATTTTTAGTCTTTGTTATTATGGGCAAGGTGGTTTTTCTTGGAGCGATGTATACAATCTACCTATTTATTTAAGAAAATTTTATATCAAACAAATTATCAAAATAATAGAAGAAAAAAACAAAAAAGATACAGAGCAACATAATACAAGAAAAAGAGCAATGCCAACATTTAAGACAAAATAATTAAGGTTCGTATATTTATGTATACGAACCTTTTTTTTAATTTATATTGAAACTATGGCAGAAGATATTAGTAGGAGGGATGCCGAGGCCCTCAAAGATTTAAGATCGCAAGAAGTAAATATAACCCGTGAACTCATAGATTTGCGGGATAAACTAGTTACATTATCACGTGCCGATGTTATCAATCTAGAAGAAGTTGCAAAAATACAAGCTCAATCATTGCAATTAGAACAACAACGTCAGGGAGTAACAAAACAAATAGTTTCAATAACTGGTGACGTATTAGAAACTGATCAAAAAAGAGTAGAAGTTCAAGAACGATCTAATAAAAATGCAGAGGAAGCATTAAAGGCAACACAGGATGCGTCTAAAATACAATCCGAACAATTAAAAAGAGATAAAGAAAGAGAAATAACATTAAAAAAGTCAAAGGATTTACAAAGAGAACTTGCCGAGTCGTATGATAAAGTTCAAAAAACTGTTAAAAATGAAAAACAATATGCTGATGAATTATTAAAAATAAAAGGCCAACAGGCCGATGTTGCAAATTTAATACAATTTGCTGCACAAAATTCAACGATTGAAGGTGGAGAATTATTAAGAGTAACACAAGAACTTGTAAATACAAGTCAATTGGTTACAACTAATATTGCAGAAAGGGCAGTTGCAGAAGCGGCGGCTCGTGAAGGTAAATACACAGAATTGGATATATCAAGAGAAATGCGTGGTATATCAAGAGCGGAAGTAGAACTTGAATTTGCTAAAGCAGCCGGTAATGTAGAAACCGCTAAACTTCTTGAAAGAGAAATTTCAATGTTGCAAGAAGAAGTTGCAATAAAGACGGAATCCAACAAATTAAACGAAGACCTTGCCAAAAAAATGGAAAAGGTTATGAAGACATCAGAAAAGATAAAGGGGGCAATAGAAGCAACGCCCATTGGGGGTTTGTTGGATGGTATGTCTAGTAGCATAGAAAAACTTCCAGGTGGATCAGCAATAACAAAAGCACTTGGAGTAGACCAAGTAAAAGAAAGTTTAAAAAAGAATTTAGGCGATACCATGACAAATGTGGTATCTGGATTCCAGCAAGGTGGTATGGCCGGAATGAAAGCCCTTGCAGCCGGAGCAAAATCATTCGGCATGGCTCTGATGGCAGGTCCACAAGTTATCATAATCGCAATGGTTGCCGCTGTTGCAGGACTTGTTTCATTATTCAATGGCGCAGACCAAGCAGTATCAGATATACAAAAAACATTAGGTGGAACAAAAGAACAGGCGGGAAAAACATTAGTTGCTGCACAGGGTATGGCACAGGAAATGGGAATAGTTGGTGTTAATACCAAAGAGGTTGCACAAGGTATGGCAACTGTGAGTGAACTTATGGGCGGACTTGATGTTGCTACACAAATAAAAGCCGGTAATAAAGAATTAGGACAATTTGTAAAAGACGCAACGGTGTTGAGCACAAAGTTCGGAATGAGTACAGAAGAAATTGGAAATATAAAGGCACTAGCAACAATGACTGGTGAATCTATGGGTTCACTTATGCAAAAAAGTCAAGGTCTTGCAAAAGGTCTTATGACAGATAAAGAGGCAATGAAAACACTTGCATCTGTTCCTAAATCGGTAACAGTTGCATTCAAGGGTGGATCCGAAGCATTGATAAAGGCAGCTCAAAAGGCAAAGATGCTTGGTATGGATTTGAAAAAAGTGCAAGATATTGGTGATGGTCTATTGGATATTGAATCATCACTCGCCAAAGAAATGGAAGCGCGTGTTATTACTGGTAAACAATTAAATCTCGATACAGCGAGACAATTTGCTTTGAATGGTGATATTGCTGGATTGCAGGATGAATTGCTAAATCAAGCTGGATCTCTGGAAGAGTTTCAAAATATGAACAGACTTCAACAAAAATCTATGGCAGATGCCATGGGTATGTCTGTTGATGAAATGACTGAAATGCTTACAAAAGCTCAAGAGTATAAAGACATTGGATTGGATTCATCTAAAATATCCGATCTTCAAGCAAAAAATGCTAAAGAATTGGCAGAAATTGCAGCTAATACAAGTAATGCTGAGCAAAAGGCATATATCGAAAAGATGGCAAAAGAAAAAGAAGCATCAACAATGGCAGAAAATCTTTCCGATATTATGACAAAGATACAAGAAAAAATAACTGCATTGGTTGCACCATTAGTTGAAGTTATACACGGAATGTTTGATGCTGGTGATGCTGCTGAAGGAATAACCGGTGGAATAGATACGGTTGCTTCTGCATTAACTCCTGTGTTTGATATATTATCGGGTGTTGGAAAAATATTATGGACTGTTATTAAAGCATCTTTTGATAATATATTAAGTATAGTAAAACCAATTTTTAGTGCTGTTAGCGATATATTTTCATCTTTAAGTTCTGGTGCGGAAACTACTGGAGGTCTTTCTGCAATATTTGATAAGATAAGTTCTGTATTGGGTACTATTTTTGGAGTTGTTGGTGATGTTGTTGAAATACTTATGACTGGTCTAATATCTCCACTAAAAATGTTTTATATGGCAATAATAACACCAATTTGGGATGCATTTACTGGTATATTCGATGCATTAACTAAGGCATTTGAGCCACTAATGGGCGCCAATGAAACTGGAGAAGAAACTGCAGGAATAATGGATACTATAAAAAAAGTATTTGAGCAATTGCAGCCAATAATTGGATTGGTAGGTACACTTATCGGTGGACTTATTGTTAGACCAATAGAGTTATTTGCAACACTAATAAAAGGCGTTATACAAATATTTTCAGGAGATTTTACTGGTGCAATTGATACATTTGGTAAATACATATTTGATTTCTTTTTAGGTATACCGAAAATGATACTCGAATCTATTGCCGGTGCAATAGATGCAATATTTGGGACAAACATAAAAGGTGCGGTAACAGGATTTTTTGATCACGTTCAAGGTATATTCAATGATATTGTTGAATATGTTATGAACATTGGCAGTTTGATACTTGATTATCTAATGTCACCATTTGATTTAGTATCAACCGTTATAGATGGAATTGTCCAAATGTTTAGTGGCGATTTCATGGGTGGTTTGGAAACAATTGGTGGTGGTATTAAAGATTTCATCATGGCACCTTTTGATTTGGTTAGTGGTCTATTTGATAATTTAATGGGAACAATTGGAAAGATAACTGATAAAGTTTCAGGAGCTCTTTCTATTTTTGGAATCGGTGGCGATGAAGCTGAGGGAGAAACTGAAAAGAAGGCAGAAGAAACGAAGAAGGCTGGATCTGCTAGTCCACAAAAAGAAGCAAGTGCTGGTGCAGGTGCACCTGCAGCTGAAACAAAATCTGCCGGTGGAGATCAATCTGGCAAACCTGCCGGAGAAGCGAAATCACAGCCCCAAATGGCAACTGGTGCAGTTAAAGGTATGAAATCGCCGAGTGTAATGAGCGATAAAGAATTAGAAGAAATGGGAAAAACACGCGAAGAATATGAAAGAGAATGGTTTGCACCAATAGGTGCAGCCGCTACTGGTGGTATAATTAAGAAGGGTGGAGCAACACTTGTTGGAGAACAGGGTCCTGAAATAGTATCTTTACCACAAGGTTCCGTTGTTTCAAATGCAAGTGCAACTCAACAAGTTGGTGCTGCTATGAATGCAATGGGTGGCGGTGCAGAGGGATCAGAGGCAACTGAATCACCGGAACTTTTAGTTTTACAAAGTATGGATTCAAAACTTTCTGCAATACTGGAACCTTTTCAAAAATTAGGAGAAGCTATAAGTGGTATGGTTGGTATGTTTTCAGGTGGAATAGGATCTTTAGCCGGTGGAATGATGGGTTCAATCGGAGACACAATAGGTGGTTTATTTGGTAGTTCTGAAACAGAATCTGGATCACCAATAGAACAATCAACAATGACAGCTGGTTCTATGCAATCACCTGGAGCAGTTGGTGGTGAATCTGCCGGTGGGGGATCAATAAATCTTTCATCATTAGAATCTAAACTTGACACTATTGCAAATATATTAAATTCGGCAGCAAATCAACCAACTATAATAAAAGTTGGTGAAAAAGTTATAGAAGAAATAAGATCTAATTTGAGGATAAAGGCAACATATACAACTTCAACGGATAATACGTATGGTAGGGCATAATAATATGTTGTTCATATATTTATATTAAGTTAAAATGGATGTTACTAAATGGCTTTAATTGATTTAAAATCTGATTTATCAAGATACCGTTCACCAGCTTCTTCCGATGAAGTTAGTGTGCCCAATCCTACACAAAAACCAGTAACGGATCAAATAACTGCATACCTAAATAAAACAAAACATGATGATATAAAAAAACCAACACCTAAAAGTATCACAAGTTTGTTGAATACAACATATTTGGATGAAATAGAACAACCTATCAGAACAAATGTTGTTACTAGACTAACAACTACAAATTTAGATAATATTCAAAAGACCGTCACCGCTAGTTTATTTTCAAAGTTGGGTTCAACCAAGTTAGATGATGTTGTTAAATTGGATCCTAAACGGCCAAAATTGGTTGATAGATATGCTTCTAGAAAACCTGCCGATGATTCTGCATCATATAGATCTGCACCATTAAATGAACAGACTAGTGTTCTTGTTAATTCGGTATCAAATCTATCCCCTTTGGTAACAAATACATCAACATTTTCAAATCCTATACCATTGGAAGAAATTACATCTGCATTATCAACAATAAATGTATTCGATAATACAAGTAATTTTCAAAATCCAACTGATATAAAAATAAACAAACCAATACCTGGACAAAATAATAATGAATCATCAATAGATATAACTCGTTCTGTTTTATCAGGTGATTTGGAAGACACTAGTCCTGATATAACAAAAAATCCAAGGGAGCAGTCTAATAATATAGTAAATCCTGATGTTGATATACCGATTCCGGAACAATCATTTAATAGACAGGAACAATCCGTAGTTATTAACAAAGATTTATTGACGCCTATTGGTAATATAACTAATCCTTTAATTAGAATAGAAAGAAAACCATTATCAATAAACAGAGAGTCACAGGCATTTGAGTTCAATAAATCGAGAGTTTTTCCTGACGATGATATTGTAAATCCAGAAATAGAAATAATAAAACCACCACAAACTTTTGATAGAAGATCAGAATCTCCTGATATAATATTGGATGTGCCTACACAGGGAATTGTTGTAGATCCAAAAACAAAAGTTTTAAGAGTTGATCAATCTTCGATACACTTTGAAGATGGTAGCAATTTAAATATAGATAAATTACCAATAAGATATACCGCAGTTTCCGAATTGGAAAAAATGGTAAATGAAGTAATATTTGCTCCAATTAGATATTCGGGTGATTCACAACTTGAAACAGATAGAAGTAATTTAAATCTAGATGTAAAACCAAAAACTTTATTATCAGGTAGACATGAGGATCCGTCAGAATCTAATTATGCAATACTTGGTTATCAAGAAGTAAACTTCTTTACAAATAGATTTGCAACTGGATTTACTCACAAACAACAAATTGGTGATAGTAAATATATTGGTGATTCTCAATTTTCTTGGGTTGGTCCAACCGAATCTTCACCATTTACAAATTTCTTTTCCGATGCAAACGCCAGAGGTTTTAGAACCTTTATGGATGCAAGTGAAACTCTGTATTTAACAAATTCATCATTATTGGGTTTCTTTAAACCATCCGGTGTTAATTATTTTGATGTTGGTAAGAAAAATACAACAAGTGGGTTTAGTGTGTCGGCAATGCCTTCAATGACTGAATATAAAACCGAATCATCTTTATTGGGGTGGACCGGTAATAAAGAAGCGGCACCAACTGTAAATTATTTTGATTTAGGTAATCCAAAAACAAAAGATGGTTTTACTAAATTTCATGTGTTAGGTGATTCCAAATACATATCAGATTCATCAGATTTAAATTGGGATGGTAATGGTCAGGCGGCACCTTCTGTAAATTATTTCGATTTACAAGGGCAACACACTACCGCCGGATTTCACGCATACGCTGGATTTTTAGATAGTAAATATATCACAGATTCATCACAATTCGATTGGGATGGACCTGTTGCATTGACAAATGCACCAACTGTAAATTATTTTGATATGATGAATTTCCACACAACATCAGGATTTACAGCATTTGTTCAACAAGGTATAAGTAATTATGTAGATGGTTCATCTATATTTCAATGGTCTGGTCCTTCTGCTAATGCACCTGCAGTTGATTATTTTGATATTGCATATAATTTTACAGACGAAGGTTTCCATACATTTGCTCAGAAAGGAATAACAAAATATATTGAAGATGTTTCCGCATATACTTGGTATGGATCTAGAGAGGATGTCCGTGGTGTTAATTATTTTGATTTAACAAAAAAGAATACAACAGAAGGATTCCACATACTTGCAACATTTGGTGAAACAAAATATATTCACGAATCATCATTTTACACATGGAAGGGTAATGCACAGAAACCGCCTGTTGTTAATTACTTCGATTTAACAAATGTTGTAACTACCGCTGGATTTCATGCAAATGCTGCGTTCTTGGAAACAAAATATAAGAAAGATGCATCACAATTCGATTGGGATGGCAATAGAGATGCTGTTCCAAATGTAAATTATTTTGATTTGAATAATACATATACTCGCGTTGGTTTTCATTCTTTTGCCGTAATAAAAGATTCAAAGTATATTTCAGATTCCTCTCTTTATACTTGGAAAGGATTGCCACAAGATTCCCCAACCGTAAATTATTTTGATCAAAATAATGTATTTACATCAGAAGGATTCCATCGTTTTGCTTCTTTATTAGAATCAAAATACGTTAAAGAATCTTCTGAATTTGATTGGGATGGACCAAAACAAAATGCACCGGCAGTCAATTATTTTGATCAAAACTTTACATATACCTCAGATGGTTTTCATATTTTAGCAACACCACTTGAATCAAAATATGTTGAAGAATCATCCAGATTCGATTGGGATGGACCAAAAGAAAAATCACCAGAAACAGATTTCTTTGATAGAAATAAACAATTTACAACGGTTGGTTTTCATAGACTTGCAGAATTTAAGATTACTAAATATGTTCCAGAATCATCTGAATTTACATTCAAAGGAAAGTTTCCACAAACTGGTATAGATTATTTCCCCAATCAAAATCAACCAGGATTTACTTTAAATATATTCCCAAAAACTCAAAGTAAAAATCCTGAAACAGAATATCTACACGAAACGTCTGACTACACATTTACAGGAGAGAGACCATCTAAACCTGCAAATTGGTTTGATATAGAAACATTAAACCAATCTGGATTTACGCAAGATATATTTCCAAGAACTCAAAGTAAAAATCCTGAAACAGAATATAAACATGAATCGTCTAGATTTGTTTGGGTTGGCACTTTCCCAAAAGAACCTGCAGACTGGTTTGATGTTAGTAAAAGAAATCAAACTGGATTCACATTAAATATAATGCCTAAAGGTGAATCAAAAAATCCAAACACAGAATATTTTACAGAATCTTCCGATTATGGTTTTACTGGAATAAGACCAGGATCTGGTATAAATTTCTTTCCAGATAGTAATGCATCTGGATTCACTATGGATATATTTCCGAAAAATGTAAGTCAGAATCCAAATACAGAATATCAATGGGAATCATCTAGATTTGTTTGGGTTGGCACTTTGCCTAAATCTGGTGTTGATTATTTTGATAAATCTAAGCAAAATGTAACCGGTGGTTTTACTATGAATATATTTACGTTAGGTGGTCAAAGACCATTAACAACGGAATATAAACATACTACTTCACAATATACATTTGCAACACAATTTCCTGCTGGAGAAAATAGATTTCCGGATACTGATGCAACTGGATTTAAGATAAATGTAATGCCAAAGGGGCAATCACAAAGACCACCAACTGAATATATTGAATCATCCATTGACCGCAGTTCTGGATTTATTGCAAACGGAAATAGACCAAAGGATTCAATAAATTTCTTTCCAGATAGTAATGCATCTGGTTTCACTATGGATAGATTCCCAAAAGGAGCATCAAGACCATTGGATGATGGTGAATATATTAAAGAATCATCTTTGCTTGATTTTAATGGAATTTTGCCTCCAAATAAATCACATTTTTGGTTTGATAGTGCCCAAACACAAGAAGCGGGTTTCTTGTTACAAATGAACGATGGTGAAACTATTTATCCAATAATAAGTCCAAGATTAAAATATAATGCTGGAAATACAGAAAGACTAACAACGTCAGCTGCACGTTTATTATCAATAAGTACAGATGACACCACATTTCAAACTTATGCTCCGCTATCATTAGGAGACAGACCTTGGCAAAACGGTAAATTTGCAACATTATTAAATCAAGTTCCTGAAATAAAAACAGAAGGACAAGTATCATCTTACAAAAATAAATACGATACATTAGTTTCAAGTTTTAAAGATGATATGAGTAACTTAAAAATCTACGGTGATGATAAAGGAAATATTGATAACGAATATGAAAAAGGTGAATATTGGAGTTGGGGAGTAGACAAACCATTTATTATCAGAGATATAGGTGATACGTATGGAACCGGAACAGACCTATTTGAAGATGTTAGAGACGAAGATGCTGATAGAATACAACAATGGATTGATTCAACAAAAGGTCAAAAATGGATAACTTTACAGAATGAGTTATACAAGAAAAATCCATATGTTGATTCCCTTTCATTTGGTAGTAAACCACAGACTAAAATATTTAATGAAGATTCTATAATTGATGTAATAGAAGGACAGGATTCAGATTTAAAAGAATTGATAGCAAGACATGGTGACGGCGATTTAGACAAATATGAAGAAGTTGCCGCATCCATGAATCCACCAAAAGATGATGATATGAAATTTATTCCAGTTGGTTCGGATAGACCCAATGTCAGTGATCGATTTGCGTATAAGAAAAATCGTTTGATTGCTCTCGTTGGTGAAATGTTACCGTCTGTTTTAACGCCAATAAATAAAGATAAAACTAGTGGAAAATATACACCTTTGAAAGATATAAGTTCTGGAGATGGAAAAATATATCGCGTATCTGATCCTGAAAATAATTCTCAATTACAGATACATCGTGCTAGTCACCCTTACCAAGAAAATAAAAGATACAATACAATGGGTGTTGATATAACCGATGAAAATTATCCAGATACAGCCAAAAGGCATACTTTTTATGGTGGTTCAAAAAGAGATAATGCCGGTACTGCTTTTGATAATACATCTACTTTTGATTATTCATATTATGGAAGATTGAAAGGACTACATAACAGTATACAGGATGAAGGCAAAAAAATAGATGGTTTATTGACTGCATTATCATACTTAATGGGTGGTGCTAAACTTAAAGGCGATACTTCCAATTATACATATGAAAATTCAATTTTAGATATACAACCTAATTCGCAGAAAATAATAGTAGAAAAATTGAAAGGTCCTGTTGATCCACAATATATTTCATTGGATGATAGAATACGAGCAATAACATATGCTAATTTTACACCTAGCGGTAAAAAAATATTAAATGGTCCACCCAGTGGGGAATTTGCTGATACTGCTCCAGAAAAACAATATTCAACTGTTGCTTATTCAAAATTGAAAAGAGTAGATGCCGGTGTTGCAAATAGATCCAGAGATTACAATGATTTCAGACATGATATAGAAAATCTTTCAAATACAGATAAAACCAAAGGAACTGTTCCAGGGTTATTTTCTGCTGATCCAACTATTATAGATTTTGCTAATAACAATCTAGAAACCAAATATGGATTTGGTAAACATGGAAAAGTTGGTGCCGATAAAAGTAAACCAAATGTAACAAATGTTACATACGAGGCACTTTCTGGTGGAGGAGGGGCATCAGCTGCTACACCAACACCGCCAATGACACAAGTTAAATTAAAAGATCCTAAAAAAGAATTTAGGGGTGATAGAATAAATTTAATTGACTACAAACGTAAATCAACTGGACTATTAACTGAAAATGAAATATATGAAATAAACAATAATGGATTAAAAGGAACAAAGGATTTAGTAACATTTTATTTTTCAAGTGCTAGATTGGTTGGTGGTCCTCTTGGACCTGCTGAAGCTATTGTTTTTCGTGCTACATTTGACAGCATATCTGATAATCATAAACCTTCGTGGAGTCCAGTAAAATACATGGGTAGAGGAGATCCAATTTATACATATGAGGGATATGAGAGAGATGTTAGTTTCGGATTTACAGTTCACATCGGATCTCGCGATGAAATGAAAGCAACTTGGAGAAAATTAAACTATTTGGCATCATGGACTGCTCCGGAATATACTGGCGGTGGTATGATGCGTGCGCCTATTTGTAGACTTAATATAGGACATCTGTATAGAAAAGTTCCTGGTTTCATAAATTCTTTAAGTTATACATTTGATAATGTTAGTAATACATGGGAAACCGCAGGATTAAAAGATGATATGAACACTAGTGGTGATTTTGCACCCGGCGTATTACAATTGCCAAAAACTGTTCAAGTATCATGTGGATTTACTATATTCGGTGTATATCGACCAGAGAAAAATTCTGTATTCTATTCATTGTTTGATGATGATGAAACAGGAATATCACCTAAAAATGCTAACAAAGTTAATTATTTCCGGGCAATTGAACAAGGCAGTGGTATAGGAGGTTCTGATCCGAATGATGATTATGTTGCAGTTCCAATTGGTGCAACAGATGTTCCATATGGTAAACAACCCGCATTAACAACTGCGCAGGCAAGAGCACAGGCAGCTTCTGATCAAGCTTCTGCTAACGCAGAAATAGTTGCATTACAAAGAAGTGATGGACTTGATGGTCCAGAAGACTTTGATGGCACTGGAGGAACGGGCGGAACATTGCCGTCTGATGTTCGTTTAAAGAAAAATATAAGACCAATAGAATATGGATTGAGTCAAGTATTAAAATTAAATCCAGTTCATTATGAGATGAAGTCATCTGGTAATGGTGAAGTTGGATTTATCGCCCAAGAATTGAAGAGTATATTACCAGAGGTTGTTTTGGGTAAAGAGGGTGACATAGAAAAAGGTGAAATATTGACAGTATCATACGGTCATATGGCCGCGGTATTAACAAAGGCAATACAAGAACAACAATCAATTTTGGATTATCAGTCCAATAGAATAGACGAATTGGAAACTATAATTAAACAAATTATTGAAAAAAATGAATAGTGATATTTATATTAGTTATGGTGTAAAACTTTTAATTGGAAAAATATATGCCAAGTAGATATGATAATGCAGTTCAAATATCTAATGTAAAAAAAACTTCATCCAATGGTGAAACAAAAAGAGTTACTAGATTAGCAACCGTAAATTATCCAACATTTCCAAATCAAAGAGATGTGTATGTAATATCCCAGCAAGGTGACAGATTGGATAATCTTGCAATGGAATATTTTGGCGATGAATCGTATTGGTGGGTAATTGCCAGAGTAAACAATTTGGGCAAAGGAACACTTCTTATACCACCCGGAATAACATTAAAAATACCGTACTATGATGAACTGTCTGGCATAGCCGCACTATTTGATATGATGGATGATTCCAATTTTACTGATAATGTTTTTGGCTCTATGAGGTAATATATGGCATATACATTCGGTATTGATCACAATCCATTCGTTCAGGCAGTAGGTGGGGCATCCGGAGAGATGCATGCTCGTGCTGCTTATTATGGCAGAGCGGTTAGAACTTCTGGAAATACTAATGGTGAAATAGGACTATATTGGTCTTATGGAAAAAAACCTTGGGCAAGAGTTAGTGGCGGTGGTGTAGTTCTAGGTTTATCGTCATCTACAACAAATAGTAATGCTGTTGGTAATTTAACATTATACACCGAAAGAAGACATCTGCCAAGACTACCATTGCTAATGGGAATAGATGTAAGTAATGAAGGTGCAATGGGTTCATTGATTAAAGGTAGTTATTCATTTACTGTTTATCCTGAAGTCAGTCGAGCTTCTATGGCATTAGGGCGTATTGAAAATGCATTTTTTAAACCAGGTGCAAGGGTTAGTGTTGCATTTGGATGGACAACATATGCTAGAAGTGCATGTGCATCTGTGTTTGGGGTTAATGGTATAATAACTAATTTTAATTGGTCTGTTAATGTTGATATGTCTGTAAGTGCCACCGTTCAGATAATAACCGCTGCGAGTGTGGGTGTTGGTGCTCCTGGTGCAAATACATTGAGAGTAAATAAAACTAGCACTGTTCCCGCATTAGTTGGTGCAGGTACACCTGATTTTATACCAAACGATCCAAAGGGCGCACCCGTTATTGGCTATGACTTGGCAACAATAGTAGACGAAGTGATGGCATATGCTGAACCAGTAAATTACTCCGGTACAGGTGGTGCAAGTTTACCAAAAACTGCTCCAGCCGGCTCTCAACCATGGGAATTATACGGAATACAGGCATGGCAAACCACAGGAGTAAATACGGGTCCTGTAAACACACATGGATTGCAATTCTTTGCAATGGGTATACCATGGCAACCAGAACCGCCGCCGACTGATGAAGTTGTGCCCAATGCAGGTGGAACGGCTGGAACCGCGGGTGGTGCTCCACCGAATCCTATAACTCAAGCTATTGTAAAAAAATATTATTATGTATCATTTGGTTCTATTGAAAATTACTTAAACGATAGGTTGGGTGAAATAAATATGCGTAATTTTATGAAGATAGATATACGTTTAAATTTTACACAAGGTTATGATTGGATGAAATCTGCATATCCAACCGAAGTAATATGGAACACTTTGCCTGGATATGGTACAACTGTAATAAATCCACCAATAAGTACATATAGTGCAGGTAACGGTACATTTAGTAATCAAAATGGAATAAGAAGAGAATTTGGTGGAATATGGTTCAATGTAGATTTTCTTAAAGCAACTT